TACAAATATACCTGAAAATATAGAAGTTAAAAATTTTATTAAAGATAAAAATTCAACAATCATTTTAGAAATAAATTCTAAAAGTGGAATACCTATAGATGGATTGAGTGAATATCCTATTGAAGATGAAATTTTATTTAATCATAATACAAAATTTAAAGTTGATTCTATAAGTGATATGAATGATTATTTTTTCAAAAACAAAGAAATAAAAATGATAACTTTAACGGAGATATAAATGGGCAAAAGGGATGATTATTTGACTGGCGATGGTAGTGAACTTTTTTTTCCTGATTGTAATAAATGCAAATATTATTTAAAAAATAATAAATGTTTTGCTTTTCCTGATAAAGGTATTCCAAATTATATATTAGAAGGTAAAAAACATTTAAAAGTTATTCCTGGCCAAAAAGGAAAATATGTTTTTAAAAGTAAATAAAGAGGATTAGAATATGAAATTATTTGAATGGTTTTTTACACATAAAAAAGTAGAAGCGAAACAGGAAATAGAACCACAGATAAAAAATGTAATTGATGATAAAACTACACAGGTTGTAGATGATTTACCGGTTGGATATTATCAAGCTTCTATGGATAGTTATGGAGTTGGCAGAACAGTTACTAATCAAGAAGAGGTAATAAAATCTATAATTACCAAATATAGACGTATGGAAATGGTTTATGAAGTGGATGACGCTGTCAATACGATTGTGAATGAATTTATAGTTCCCGATGTAGATGGAAATGCTATAGTAAATATCGATTTAAAAAATTGTGAAATACCTGATGGTTTAAAAGACAAAATAATAAAAGCGTTTGAAAAGATATTAAACAAATTGAATTTTAATAAAGAAGCTTATGATATTGTACGTAAATGGTATGTTGACGGTAGAATTCATTATAATATAGTGATTGATAAAGAAAATCAGAAAAAAGGTATTCAAAAATTGATATATGTAGATGGTATGGATATCTTTTTACAAAAGGAAATGAAAAAACCTAATGAATATAAGTATTACTATAAATTCTATAATAGAGATACAAAACAAAATTATGAAATACACCCTGATATTATAGTTTATTGCGGTTCTAATAAATTTGATAGAATTGATGGTGTAAATCCAGTCGAGGTTTCTTATTTGCATAAAGCTTTTAAACCGATGAATAACTTAAAAAATATTGAAGATTCTATTGTTATTTATCGATTAGTAAGAGCATCTGAAAAAAGGGTATTTACAGTAAATACCGGTATGTTAAATAAGCAGGCTGCTGAAGAGTATATGCGTAAATTAGTGGATAAATTTAAGAATAGATTGGTATATGATACCGCTTCCGGGGAAGTTATAGTTTATAAAGATAATCATAGTATGGTGGAAGATTTTTGGTTTGCTGAAAATGCACAGGGTAAAGGTACAAAAGTTAGCATATTAGAAGGGGGTAAAGGATTAAAAGATTTGGATGATTTATATTATTTTGCTGATAAATTCTATGATGCTTTACAAATCCCACAATCCAGGCGTAATACCGAAAAAAATCAAGATATGTCAATGTTTTCAACTAATGCTGAAATTCATAGAGATGAAATTATTTTCTTTAAAATGATACAACGTATGAGAAAACAATTTTCAAATTTATTTCTTGAATTGTTAAAACGGGAATTAATATGGACTAAAGTCATGGATAAGAATGACTTTAATGATTTAAAAAGTAATATATTTTTCAATTTTAATAATGATAATCTTTATGAAGAGATGAAAGAAACCGCTATAATGAATAGTCGGTTAAATACTTTAACAATGATACAACCCTATATAGGAAAATATTTTACTGATTATGAAATTGCTTATAATGTATTGAAATTTAGCGAAGAAGAATGGGATGAAAAACAGAAAGATTTTAAAAAAAATAAAGCGAAGTATGATAAACTTATGTATGGTAATGAAATGGGTATGAATCCACAGGCAAATCCATATAATAACAATATAAATTTTGGTAAAAATCCTATTGTAAAAGATGAGGATGAAGAAAATAAAGATGAAGATGAAGAAGATGAGGATGAAGAAAAATGAGTATAGAACTTGATGGATTAAATCCTGGTGTGTGTGAAATTTGCAGCGAAAGAAGAATAACAAGAAATGATAAGAATATATGTTATAATTGTATTAATAAGGACTTGATTGAAAAAGATGAAGAATTACAAGAAATTTTAAAAGAAAGGAGAAAAACTGTATATGGAAGTTTTAGATATTAAAGATAAAATTGGTAATCCATTATTTGTGATTGAAACTTATCTTAATCCGTTAATAAAAGATATTAAAGAAGATAAAGTTGATAGCGCATTACAAATAGTTGAAAGAATACGTGTATCGATTGAAAAAATTAAAGAAGTACTTCATAAAATTGTTGAAGATGAAAAATCAGTTTGTATTGGTCATAAAGGAGATTTTGAAGTGCATGTTAGTTTTTTACCACCGGAATATAAAATGACAATTGATTAAAATGAAATTTAAAAAAGGAAAAATATGGAAAACAAAGAAATCTATGAAGATATTGTCAGAAAAATTAGAAATGTAGATCATTCAAAATTATTGGTAACATTATTTAAATATTCAAGAAAAAAATTTATAATAGTTTTCGATTTTTATGGTTTTGATGAATTAAAAGAGGATAGAGAATTCAGTCTTAAAATTGAATATGATAAATTCCCTTTACATATGATATTCCAGGAAAATGAAAAAATTATTTTATTTAATTTTTTTAATAATAAGAAAAAGTTTATTCATTTCTGGACATTGAATTTTGATAATATTACAATACATCAAATATTTGATGATGAACAAATATGGAAATTTTACTATAATAAAAAAGTTAAAATAAATGGATATGGGATAAAGGTGATAATATGAAGTTTATAAAAAAAGAAGATTTGATTGATTATGATATTTATATCGATGATAAAGGTGATTTGGTATTTAGAAAAAGAATTTCTAAATTGGCTTTGTCGGTATCATTTTTATTAAATCATTCATAGTACCTGTAAAAATAGCATTTTGAATATTGATACCATTTGGTGATACAGTTTCTTTTTTCCCTTCTTCAATTGTTAATATGTCTTTAAAAACTCCTAAATATTGACGACTGCTGTTTAAATACTGTTGATTTAGAGATGTTATACTTTCGAGTAGACGTGCTAATACTTCCCCCATGTTTCTATCCCTGGGTGTGCGTTGTAAATTTTCAGATACTAAACGTAAAGCTGATAGATTGATATCAATACTTTCTTGTAATGCTTCACGTGTGCGGTTGAAATCTTCTCCAATTTTTTCAACCAAAATTTCTTTTTTATTTTCAGCAAGAGATACATTTTCAATCTTCTGAATTTCTGTTGATTTAGAAGAAAATGTTTTTACCACTGGTAATAGTTCAACCTGTTCATCCTGTATATTTAATTTGTCATCTAATATCATGTTTTATATATTTTTAAAAATAATTTAAAAAAGTTGACAAATTTATTAAACTATATTATAATATAAGTGTCACTGGATGTGATAAATTAAAATTCGGAGGTTAAAAACATGAAAGACGTAAATGTGAATGATCTTTTAAATGAATTGGTTAATTATGAATTTGAACATCTTTTATTAGCCGGTCATTATCCAGGACGTGTATCGGTGGCTGTAAAGATATACCCTGAAAATTTGGGATGTATTATACCATGTCTTTTTATTTATGAGAATAATGGTGAAAAACGATTTTTTACAAATTTAAAAGAAGCTGTTGAAGCGTATGTGGGGATATAGGGGGGTTAATTATGGAATATAAAAACTGCCCCTATTGTGGGTATGATTTTAAAGAGCGATATAAAAAAGACCAAATAAAAATTTCTGATGGTAAAGATATATTGCCATTGGTACATGAAATTCGTCATAAGTGTCAAGAGCATGTCATTGTAATCACTCTTGATGCTTCTTATAATGTTATTGAAAAGAGAATTATTTTTATTGGTACATTAAATGAGTCATTAATTCATCCAAGGGAAATATTTGTGGAAGCGATTACCGATAGAGCCGCTGGTATTATTATGGTTCATAATCATCCAACAGAAGATGTTAATCCCAGCTCTGCTGATGTTCAAATAACAAGAAGACTTGTAGAGGCTGGTGAAATTATAGGAATTCCTTTGTTAGATCATATTATTGTGAATAAAACTGGTTATTTTTCATTTAAAACTATGGGTATGATGTGAGGTGAAAAATGTTGATTAGAACTTTAAATTGGAAACTTTTTTATAATATTATTTCTAAATTTCTTCAATTTATGATTGATAATAATTTAAATCCAAAAGATATTTCCCCTAAAATAATAGAAGATTTTTTGGATGAAAATTGAGAGGTGAAAATGGACATGATAATAGAAAAAATTCTTAAATTTATTTTTCCGAAAATTATTAATTCTATGTTAAGTATGTATGGTTGTAATGAGTATCAACGTGGATATACTGATGGGAAAAAAGAAGGTTATAAAGATGGGTGGATAGAATGCTATACTTATAAAGTAACACCATTATTAGAAAAACATAATAAATAGTTTTAACTTTCTTCTTTCGGTATAAAAGTAATATATGTTTTATCACCAATAGTTTTAGTCAATTTGATATTCCAATCATCGTCTTCTTCCGATTCAAAAGGATTAACTTCATAAATTTCTTCTTGATATATTTTATCGGGGTCGATTTCCCCTGAATCATCATACCCTTTATAATTTGCGGTTACAATTTTGATTAGATTTTCATTAAATGTATTAGAAAATAAATAACCTTTTACGGTAAAATCAAGTTTCCATTTCATTTCTTTTAGAGTATTATCCTGTCCATATTCCATTATATGGTTATCATTTAAATTATTATTTAAAATTATAGGCAAGTCCCATTTGAAAGACATGGTTGGAAATAAATTTGTTGAAATAATTATTTTAGTACAGTGATTATAAAGAATCTGTTCAAGTAATTGGTACATGTCATTTTCGTATTTGGTCCATAGGAATAATTCAAAGTTGATATTAAAAGGTTTTGGCATGTAGACATAATCGATTGTGTTTTCATTTGAATTATTGTAAAGTTTATTGTTTGGTACTTTACGTTCAAGGTCAAATACAATAGAAGATAATTGATAAGACATTAAGGGTAATAATATTTCACCCGGTCTTTGTGTTGGTATTTCGTGGAAAGCATTTTGAGTTTTATCCACGTAAATTTTTGATTTGTTTCCATAAACGATTTGTACACGTATTTCTTTATTATCGTGGTATATTTTGTAATTTGAAAATAATGCTCCAAATATTTTTATGTATTTCTTCAAAGACTCATTGTAGAAGTATTCGTTATTCATAGGTTATATATTTTTTAAAATATTTTGAGAAAATAGTTGACAAAAGTATTAAACTATATTATACTATTAGTGTCAACTTTTTAAGAGTTGATAAAATCTTAAATTGGAGGTTACACCATGAATAAAAACATTATTGGTGTTTTGGGTATGAGGGGGTATAATAAAAAGGATATTTTAAATATTCTTTTGAAGGTTAAAAACGTGTTAGAATTTTTAAATTATAAAGAAATAGAAAGTAAAGATTCTTGTGTTTTTTTATGGTTTACTGATAAAATGGTTAGAAGAAATCTCAAAATCGATTTTTATTTAGATTTAAAATATAAAAATATCATACCCGGAGAGAAAATAATTTTCACTTTAGAAAATTGGAAAAATGCATCATTTTTAATGAGATTATTATTAATACAGTTTATGTCAAAAGAATATAATGTATATTTCATGAATGACAATAAAGAAGAAAATTGTGAAGTATTTCATTGTGGTGATTGGGTATTATTAAAAAATAAAATAGAGGTTAAAAACGTGAAAAAATTATTGAAGAAAAACAAAAATTTGACATCAAAAGCTAAAGAGCTATTTGGTGATTGTGTAATGGCTGCTTTTGTTAGTGTTGATTATTTTGAAGAATATGAGGATGAAAAATGTTTTTCTAAAAAAGTTGTTTTGGAAAAATTAAAGTCCGCATCTACTGAAGAATATAATAGTCCAGGTGAAATTGGATTAGCTGATGGTGTGTTTATAAAATTTATCAATGAAAAATTATTATTTTTTAGTATATCTGAATGGGGAAGTGTTATTGATACAAAAGGGGATAATTTTTTTACTGAAATTGAATTTATAGAGGATTGAAATCATGAATGAGAAATATTATACAATTTTTCTTGAAAGTGTGTATGATGGTAGTGAATGGCATATGCATAAATTTCATGATACACGTGGGAGTATAAAAGGTGTTTTAGAATCATGTGAAGATGTGTTTAAATGGTATGATTATTATCGTGAAAATCGAGATAAAGTAAAAATTTATACAATGGGTTATAGTCATTGTTTGATGAATGTTCAAACATATGACGAATTTATAAAGGAAAATGAAGAAATATAAGATTAGGTTATTATTGATTCTAATTTTTTCTTTTTGTGAAAATTGTATTCAGGACTTTCATTATTCCATCCTCTATCCTGTACATACCATCCATGATCTTTATCGTTAATTTTCCAATTGAAAGAAAAAAGATTTTGATTCATTTGTTGATTACAACACAATTTGGCTTTTATTTCTTCATCTGTGATAACATGTTTTAAAAATGTTTCTTCAATTTTTCCACATTGAGGACATTCAAATTCATAAGTGGGCATAATTTTCTCCTTTTTATTATTTATTATATAGAAAAATAAATATTTTTAAAAAAAAGTTGACAAATTTATTAAACTATATTATAATATATGTGGAGGTTAAAAATGAACGTATTAGAAGTTTTGAATATGAAGTTGAATGAAGAAGAAAAAAAGTGCTTTGTAAAGGAAGTGTTTGAATCAGATACTGAATCTGGAACTGTGCGTAGAGTTCTTTTAGAACTTTTAGAAGATGCTTTTGAAAGAGGGCAAAATTCAATGGTAGAGGAATAATTCCTATTCTATGATTCCACTTCCAGTTTAATTAAACTGGAAGTGGAGATGATAAAATAGGAGGTTGAACCATGAAAAGAGAAAATGTTTTAGCATTATGGGTTGCTTTGAAAGATAAGAAATATGAAGAAATAAAAAAATGGATGGAAGTAAATTTTTGCGAACTTGTACCTAATGAAGATTTAGAGAATATATTTAGACAACGTGGTAAAATGATAGATTTTCAATATGAAGATATGGAATGGTAGTTAATTTTCAATTAAATCTTCACCCAAATCGATAAGATTATCATTATCACTAAGATAATCTTCATTATCTTCAACATTTTTAATCATATCTTTCAAATTATTATCGGCAGTAACAGTCTCGTGACTATATTGCCAACGTTTCATTTTTAATATGAATTTAGGCACCTGGCCTAAATGGTAAAAGGGATTTTCAAGTTCAATATAATTAATTTCAAAAATAATTCTTTTATAAGTCCATTCAATTAATACTATATCGCCTATTGCCGGTTTATCGTAAGTTGTGGCTGTTTTAAATGCCCTTTTTGATATTTCCATGGTGCATTCATCCGCTTGAATCAATCCAAATTTTGAATATAAATCACCAGTACCCTCAAATGCATCTACGGATTTGATAAACATTTTTAAAGCGTATTTGGTAGTGAAAGTGGAAATATCATCTTCACCCAGTAGAGAATCTTCATTAACAAAATTTCTGGGTATGTAATAGCATGGAAAACCATATCTATAAATTAATTCATCGGATAAATCTTTATAGATTTCACCTTCAACTTCTTCAAAGAAATTAAAAGGTTTATTCATAGCTTCAGCCATGGTTTATATATTTTTTAAAATATTTCAAGAAAAAAGTTGACAAATTTATTAAACTATATTATAATATATGATGGAGGTTAAAAATGAAACATAGTGATTTTACTTTTAAGACCGATAAACCAACTGGAAAATATAAGTCTTTTTTTGACAGTCAATATTTGATAAAATATAAAAAAGTTGAAGTTGGATATTTTTCTAAAAAATATAGAGAAGGCAAAGATGTTTTTCGTGTTAATTTTAAAGTGTGGAAAAATGAAAATGATTTGGAAAAAGAACCCAATTGTAAGTGGAAATGGGTTACTTTTAAAAAAGAATTTTTTTCATTGGAAGAAGCAAAAATGTGGATAAATGAAATAAAAGAAACAATATGGGAAAAGTATGATATAGCACTTGAAGAATAATATGGGTAGACATAAAGATTATATATGTGGTAAATGTAAAGCGTGGTCAAAAGAAATATCTTTAAACTCTTGTTTATTGGGTAATCAACAAACAAGAAATAGATATGGTACAATTGTACCATGGAAAAGATGTCAATATCCAAAAACTTTATCGGCTTTGCAATATCACCAGGAATTAAAAGAATTGAGAGAAAATTGAGAGGGTAATATGGATTACAAAGAATATACTGAAAGACGTAATAAAGAAGAAAAAGAATTTATATTCAAAAAATTAAAAAAGTTAAAAAGTGGATTTTTAAAAACTTTGAAACATGCTAATGTAAAAATAATTTTCAACTGGGATGGATTGAATGCTGTATTAAAAATTTGGGGATGGGAATATAATTTCGAAAAATATAATCGCTCTTTTATTTTGGTAATTTCTCAGGATATTTCAAAGGTTTTTTATCCTGATAATTATAATCCTAGAGATAATAAAGTAAATCTTTATGATTATAATACGGGTTGTTTTTTAACAGATTTTTCGATTTCTTATCGTGGATTGAAAAAAATGGAAGATGGTGAAAATATAAATAATGAAACAATAGATAAGAAATTAGAAAAGTTTTATAAAAATGGTGTATTTTCAAGAAGTTTGAGTGGAAGTAACTGGATAGATTTGAATAAATTTGAATATATTAATGGAGTAAAAAATGAAATTTGAAAAAAGTATCTTTAAAGTTGGTGATTTAATTGTAATATGGATCACCGAGATGTTTAGTAATTATATCGGTGAAGTTTTAATGGTAAACGATGAAGGATATCCTTTAGAGATAAAGGTTGAAGAAAATGGGCCTTATGCCCATTTAAAAAACGGCAATTTTATTATTCAAGAAGACGACAGTGTGATGATTAGAGAAGATGATTTTAATGATACTTTAGATTATTTTCTTGAATGTGAAAAAAATCATATTAAGGTTATTAGTGGGTTGAAAAGAATGGGTGTTAAAGATAATAAATTAAGGTATTTATATAGTTCTAAGGAAGCTAGAAAAGAACAGGAAAAATATTTTAAAGAAAAAAAGAAAAAGGTTGAAAAAAGATAAATGTTATGTTATAATAATAGTGCATCTTCCCTCCTTTAAAAGATGTAACTCTCTCATCCCCTATTTATAATTGGGCGGCTTAAAAGCCGCCCTTTCTTTTTAAATTAAAAATTGTTTATCTATTTCTTCAAATTTAAAATAATTGGATTTCCTGGTACAATTTGTAATAAATACTAATTTTTTATTAAATTTATCACTGATTTTAAAACACTCTTCAAAAGCTACAATTTGTCTACTCCAATCGTAGGGATAATGATTGATTTGACCTATAAATTCAGCAGTATAATATTTAAAATGATGATAAGCTTTATTGATATCTTGGTCTTGATTATATTGCATTACTGATTCAATAAATATTTTTTTTATTTTTTCTTCTATAAATGGATCATTCATAATAATTTCACCATCCATAGAAAACCCCTGTAAATAAATATTTTTAAAATCTGTATATTGAATTAAATAACTGATTACTAAGCTGGGTGTACATCCTATCACCAGGTTATTTTCGTTTACTTGATTTTTTCTGATTATAATGGCATGTTCTAGATTATTCATCACTAAAGGTAAATTTTTATTTAAATGCCCTTCAACAATACATGTGCAGTGGGAGAAATTTTTGTAATTAAAAACGCTGTCATTGATGGTTAAAATTATTATTTTTTCTTTATTAAATATGTATTTATCAGCATTTTTTCCTTTGCCTATGATTACAACTGAATCTGATAATTTTGATAAATCTTTTAGAAATGATAAATTGTGAATTTGCATGTGGTATATATATTAAGAAATATTAACATGAAATAATTTTTTTGATATAATAATTAAAAAGGAGAAAATATGAATACATTAATAATTTCAAAAGATCAAGTTATTGAAGCTTTAGAAGAGTTTGGTTTCGTCTCTAATACTTTATCGAATGGTGATATATATTTAGAAAAAGAAGAAATTGTATTTAAAATTCATCATGGTGTGTTAGGATATACAGTTTATGATTTAATTGGCGCTGTTATATCAATATATTCGGATTTTTATTGGAAAAAAGGATTTGCTGATTGTGAAGAAAAAATAGGAAAAGAATTAAGACGATTAATGAGAATGGATGATAATAGTGTGATAAAAAAAGATGATTTGAAAAATGTTAAAGTTGTAATTGATGAACCAAAGAAAGAAGATAAATTACCTATTATAGGTAAAAGGAATAAAAATGGTAAATTTTGATGAATTGAAAAACGGTGATAGAATATTTTATTTTTTAGAATATACATTTGAAGAAAGATATGCTTTTGTGGGAAAAAATCCTGATTGTGATATGGAATATATATTTACAATTTTAAATTGTGAAATTAGTAGAATTCGTTATTTAAAAAAGAAACATGAAGTTGATTGTTTTAGTTCTCTGAATGATTTTATTGAGGATTATAAATCAAAGAAAATGAAAGAATTAGAACAAAAATTAGAAGAATTAAAAGAAAAATATTTAAAAATTATGAATGAAGAGGTGGAAAAATGAATCCAAAATTTGGTAATGTGTGGAAAAATGGTGATATTATCACTGATAAAGAAGTCTTTTTGAGAAGAGTGATTTATACCAATGGTTTGTTTATAGCACCTGCAAATAATGGAAAAATTTTTAAAAGTTCTAATGGTGTTAATTGGCATGAAGTTGATTTATGTGTCGGAAAAAATCAACATCTATTTGATATAGCTTCGGATTTAAAAAATTCTTTAATCGTATGCGGTAGAGATAATAAAATTTTTTGTAGTACGAATAAAGGTATAAATTGGAAAATTGTTTTTAATGGCAAAGGCACTGAAGATTTGTATGTGGCTGTATATGGGAATGGTATGTGGATTGTTATAGGGGAAAATGGTACTATCATAAGAAGTAAAGATTTAGTAAATTGGGAAGTTATACCTAAAAAGAATTCTATCCGATGCGGTTATTTTGCCAATGGCGTTTTTATGTTTGGTTGTGTGAATGGGAATATTTTAAAATCCAAAGATGGTATTACTTTTGAGAAGGTATTTAATGCTAATAAGACTGCTATACGGGGAATGACTTATGGTAATGGAAAATGGTTAGCCGGTGGTAGAACTATATGTATTAGTGACGACGGCGTGAAATGGGAAATGGTTAAAGATTTAAGAGAAGAAGGAATAAAAGATCAAATATATTGCACCGGAACTGCTCCTGATACATTTATAGTTGCGGGTGAACATGGGCTGGTATATAATTCATCCGATGGTAAAAATTGGTTTAAAAGAGATAGTGGTACGAGAAGATTTATAACCGGTTTAGCGTATGGTAATAACACTTTAGTTGGTGTTGGTGATGGTGGTAAAAGAACTATAGGAAAAGATGAATGGTATATTTATAGTACACATTACAGTAAAGAATGATAAATAAAAAATGTATAAATTGTCAATATTGGAATTATAAGGGGATAGTTAATTTGTTTTATTGGTTATCCCCTTATTATGGGATTTGTAAAATACAAAATAATATTACTTATGAATATGAAACATGTAACAAATTTAAGTTTAAGGGAAAAATAAATGATTAAATTAAATTTAGGATGTGGCGCGCGTACAATTCCAGGGTATATCAATTTTGATAAAAATCCTGATTATAATAATATCGGTGTGATAGAGATGGATGTTTCAAATTTATCAATATTTCAAAATGAAACAGTCGATGAAATTTATAATAGTCATGTAATTGAACATTTTGATTTTAATAGAGGGATTGAAGTTTTAAGAGAATGGTATAGGGTATTGAAGCCTGGTGGCAAATTGATAATTGAAACCCCTGATTTTTATAATTCATGTAAATTTTTTTGTGAATTGTATGAAAATTATGACGAAAAAGAAATAATGAAACTGTATGGTCATTTTTTTTCAGAGCCATGGAAACCATTCAATATCCATTTATTTCTTTATAGTGAAATCCAATTGAAAAATGCTTTACATGCTATAGGATTTAAAAAGATTAAGAGAGAAAAAGCTGTAAATTTTATAGAACATTTTCCTGGTCATGAAGATATATTTTTAAGGGTGGAATGTGAAAAATGAAAAATGCAAAACGGATAAATATTATATTTCAAATGAAAAGAATTGTTAATGAATCAATTTATGAAGAAAATGAAAAATATTGTTTACAATTTGATAAAAATAAAAAAACTGAAATTTTGAAATATAATGAAAAGGATAATGATTATAAAAAGTGTGAGGACTTTTTTCAAAAAATTGAATTTTATAAATGTTCAAGATGTTCAAAATATGGTAAATGTGATTTTTGTGAATTGGGAGAAATTATTATTCCGTTTAAAGTTTTTTTGAATTGATGATAGAGTGTGAAAAATGAATGAATTTAAATTAATAAATAATGAAATAATTTATAAAGATGAATTCAATTTGGGAAATATTGAAATGTATAATATTGTATGGGGTGAATTGTTTTATGATGGAAAAGCCGTAGATGAAATGAAAGAAGAATTTAAAAGGGAATTGATATCATTTGTAAATAAAATAAAAGGTCATACGGTTTGTATTGGTTATAAAGGAATAAGACCAGAAGATATAAAATGTATAGAAGATAGTAAATTTTTATTTGAAAACGGTAAATATATTCCTTTTACGAAATATAGTTTAGATGTGGTGGCAAGAGATACATTTAGACATGATAGGATTAAATGTGAAAAATAAACCTATATTTATAGAAAAAATGAATGAATTGTCTGATAGATGGGATAGAGAACGTAAAATGAGAAATATTGGTAAAGAAATAAAGGTTGAATGTGGTAATTGCGGAAATTTCGTTAAAAATAGATGTATAAAACAATTTCCATTTAAAGTTAATAAATCAATAAAAAGATATGAACCACAAAATGTTTTGAATTGTGATTATAGGAGTTTATCATGAAAGATATGTATGGAAATCCTTTTGGAACTTTATATTCGTGTAAAAGTGATATGATAGAATTTAAAGAGAAAAATAATTTTCAGCATTTATATTGTTTAATTAGAGATATAAATGATATTTCAAATAGACATAAAAGAGCAAGTGATTTGAAAAGATATTTGTTAAACGACCTGGAAATCATTGAAGAGAAATCAGGCGAAATTCTAAAATGGGTGACTGGTGTTATTGGGAATGAAGAGTTTATCGATACTGGTAATTTTATGTGAGGTTATAAATGATAAATATAGAATTTAATAAAGAAGATAAGAGTTTATGTTATTTTGATTGTAGATTTTTAATGCGTAGTAGTAGCGAAAGGTGGTGTTTATTATTTAGTGGTAATAGAAAAGATTTTAAACTTTTAAAATACAATGAAGAAAAAAAGGAATATAAACGATGTAAAGAATGTATAACTTTTTTTCAAAAAGTAAAATTATATCAATGTCCAAATTGTCAAAGGATTTATAATAGAAGTGGTAAATGCGATTATTGTGGAATTGGTAATGATTCATATTATGAGAATTTTGATTTGATCGAAATATAAAAAGGAGAAAAAATGGAATATGGTGATATTTTTTATAAGTTTGATGATAGTGAAGGATTTCCTTCAATTTCAAAAAGGATTTATTTATGTAATAATATTATTACTAATGAAAAAATTTTTGTGAATAATACGGGTTTAATCTGTACAGAAAATGAAAAAGATTTATATAAATCCTTTAAAGAGATAGAAAAAGTCGCATTTGATAATCTTAAACGTCGTTTAGATAAAAAATTTAAAGAATCTAATGAAAGTAACGATTGATATTTGTACAAGAGAACGTTATAGTGTTCTTTGTGATACATTAATAGCTATTTTAAATCAGACATTATTACCTGATGAAATAATTATTTATGATGATACCCCTGTTCATATCAGAAAGGATTTGAGACAATTTTCTTTATATAATCGATTATTTCATTTAATGGATGAAAAAAATATAAAATGGCGTGTTCAATTTGGTAATGGAGAAGGACAGGTAAAAGGTCATCAATGGATAAAGGATAACGCTGCAAATGATTGGATATGGCGCATTGATGATGATGAAATTCCAGAAAATGATGTATTAAAAGGTTTATGTGATACTGTTTTAAATGAAAAATCTATAGTTTCCTGTCTGATACCACATTTTTTAACACCTACGAATACGTACAAAGGCCCAAATTTAATTAATGATTTGAATGATAATTCACAATGGGTATATGAATTAAGTGATAAAATAGACGATTGTGAGCATTTGTACTCTTCTTTTTTATATAATCGTAAACATACAATTGATTATTGTTTGGAATTATCCCCGGTTGGTCATAGAGAAGAGACTTTATTTACATATAGAAATTTCCGACATGGTTGTAATTTGAAAGTAAATCGAAATTTGGTTATATGGCATAAGCGTTATTATGAAGGTGGTATACGGGCTTTAAATGATAAAAACCATTTTCAACATGATGAAATAATTGCTAAACGTATGATTGATAATTTAAAATCCTGGAATGGTGAAAAAATATTTTCCATATGGGGTGGTATAGGTGATAATTACGCATTTCGGAAATCTTTTGATAATGATATTGAAAAATTAAAAAATCAATTTGGAAATGATATTATGGTAGGTACTGCTCATCCTGGTGTGTATGAAGATATGGATGTTAAAATAATTTCAATTGAAAAAGTAAGAGATATTATGGGTAATCGATATATTGAAGATAATAATATTTATCATTATATGGCTAAAAATAAATGGGAAAATAGATCATATGTAGAAGCGTTTAAAGAAATATGGGGTATAAAATGATTGATAATAAAATTGTAAAATTGTTAAAAAAGGGATATGTAATTGAATTTTATGAAAGAAAATCATTTTTGATTAAAAACCAAAGAAAAATATATGAAATCGGTAAAAATGAATTAAATGGATTGATTGAAAATAGATATTTGCAAAAATTTAGAGGTGAATGTATTACTATTGATACACAAGATAATGCTTATTTTAAATGCCCAAATGAATTTTGTAAAATATGTAATTCAAATGTGAGAATAATGTCTTGTGATATGGATCATTTTATTGTGATGGATTATAAATGGCGGTGTGATAATTCAGATTGTATTAATAATAAATTTCCTGAAAATACTTATGACGATGAAAGACCTGATTGGGTTGAATTGGTGGAATAATGGCTATTGGAAAATATAAATTTAAAAATTCTAAAATATGGGCTGTTCAGTGGAATTATAGGAATCGAATTGAAATCGAAAATATATTGAATAAAAATTCAAATCTGTTTGAAAAATATGTTTTCGATGGTAGAATATATTTTGTGGGTTCAGATATAAAAGATATAAAAGAAAATAGTTGGTTAATTTCTGATAATAAATATTTCAATAATTGGGATGGTAAAGTGTTATCCGATAAAGAATTTAAAGATTTATATGAATATGATGGATATTATGCTATTTCTATATGAGGATATAATGTTGAAAATTAATATAGAAATTATGAGATCAGGGATGGGGGAAATAAATGGTTATAAATTTAATTGATATTATGGGTTGTGGAAAATCAAATTTTATGGAGTCGGAATGAAATGTGATATTTGTGGGGATATTATGCCAATCAGTTTGGAATATATTGAGAATGATAAATATATAACTAAATATATTTGTAAAAACAATCATGAAATAATAATACAAGAAGAATCCCCATTTACACAGGAAAAAGAAAAAGAAATTATTGAATACATTTCAAAAGAATTAGAAACAGAAATTTCTTTATTAAACGAAAAGATTTAGTTTTATCAAATAAAAAATGGATCATGTAAAAATAGGAAGAACTGTCTACTTTATTCCATCAAAAAGACATAAGAAATTTAAAATTGGAAAAATTATTTATTTTCAAGAAAATGAAATTGGTGTGAAGTGGGAAAAAGGCATTGTTAAAATGGATTATAAAGATGTTAGATTGTTGTATGAGAATTTTTATATTTATTATGATTATTTGAATGAAGTGGATTCAAAAGAGAGAAACAAGATTAGACATTTAAGTAAATTGTTTGATGATTTATTGATTGAATATTTTTATTTATTTCCAATGAATGATATCATATCCAGGTTGATAAAAGATATTGAAAATTTTTCTTCTAAGAGTGTAAAAGAGTTGAATATTTTGTGGCATTATTTAAAAAGAGAATTAAGAGAAATTTCTTTTAATTATTTTCAATTTAAAGGTGATTTCGTCAACCCTATTGACAGAGCAAAAAATTTAGAAAAATTAAAAAATTTGTTGACAAATCTTAAATAATATACTAT